TAAAGATCCACCAGAAATAAAAGAAGTTTTGGATGAAATGAGACGAGAACATCCAGATATGAAATTTAAGGTAACTGAACTAGACGATAATTGGCAGCCAATTAAAAAAACAAACTAAAAACTAGAGGGAGCTAGCAACTCCCTCGTTACTTTTTCCCCTCAAAAAATATAAAAAAAATAGCAAACTTCTTTGGTTTACTCTCTCGTTTACTCTCTGATGGTTTAGAATTGTTGTGTGCCAATAAGTATTGGTAATATTTGAACCTACCAATCATTTTGTAAATTATCGTTGTTATATAACACTTACAACCACGATTAGACAAATTTTATTTACCAAAAAGGCTAATAAATAAGGGTTGTTTTTCCTAGCTGTTATCACGTTGATACATCATTTACTCCCCGATAACTCTCTGATACAAGTCTCGAAAAAATAGAAGTCTGGGTGTAGCGTAGCCTGGTAACGCACTAGCTTTGGGAGCTAGGGATCGCTGGTTCAAATCCAGCCACCCAGACCAGATTATCCGCCAAGCGGGTTAGAAGCAGATGCTTTAATCTCGTCTATTTTAACTTTTAGTAATTCAATTTGTTTCTCGTTTATTAATATTTTAGTATGGCCATGATTAGTTGATCCATCTACTTCATCTGATAATTTTGCAACTTTTTCTTCTAATACTGCAATTTGAGCAGAATAGTCAGTAGAAGATCTACCTTCTATTTCAGATAATCTAGTAGTCAGTTCTCCATACTTTGTAAAACCAGCTCCAATGGAACCAATTAAACCAATGATGACAACTATGTTAGTTAAGTTCTTTTTAATACTATCCATTTTTAAGTACCTCTATTTCCATTAATAGTTTTTCTTTTCTTTTATTGATGTTGTGCAAGATATTTTCTTTAATGTTTATTGGATCATTACTTATGTAATTAACCAAAGTTACATTGTTATAGATGTCTCTGTTATCAAACATTACAACTTGATTAAGATATATATCTTTACTCTTATAAAACGCCTGGTTGTTATAGATAGCCAGGTTAATAGAGCTATCACTTTGCATAGCATCTAGCTTTATAATACTTTTAACTTCTAAATTTTTAGCAGCATCTTTAACTACTGCATCTACCTTATCCATAGACGCTTCTAATTTATTTATTTTAGTATTAGTTTTATTAGTTTTAGTTTCTGCTTTAGCAGTTACCTTTTCTTCGGTTTCTGTTTTGGTTTCTTCGGCTTGACTTTCGTTGGTTTCTTCTTCCCGTACATTTGTAGTCTCCTTTTTAGTTTCTTCTATAATAGCCATTGCTATTTCAGCTGGTTTTTCTTCTTCCTTTTCTTCCATCATCATAGTTGGTGGAGGTAAAAAAGAAGCTGTTTGTATCTCTGCTTTAGTTACTTTAGTTTCTGTTTTTTCTTCAAACTCTAATACAGCAGCTGTTATCTCCACCGCTTTTTCTTCTGGTTGTAATGGAGAAGCTGCAATCGTTTCTATTTTTTCAGTAAATATTTCTACAAATTCTTCAGTAAAAAATTGTTCTTCTTCTTGAAATAAAACTTGTTCTTCAAATTCTTGTAATGCTTGTTTAGTCTCTACTTGTAAAACAACATTATTATAAGTCATGGTTAATGATATGTTGTCTATGTTTGGCCCACCAAGAGTTGCTGGAGCATTAGCATCTATGGCAGAAATAGTAGTGTTACCTACATTTGAACCAGTACCAGTATAGATAAGAGTATCAGTAAAATTAGCTCCATTGATACCCGTTACATCTGTTCTAGTAGATGTCATGGTAGCAATCACATTACCAGAGCTATCTTTAATATTAAGATTTATAGTAAAGGTATCTGCATTTCCAGATCCTCCCCAACAACCCGATACATTACATTCTCCGTTTTGTACCTCGGTTACTTGGTTTAAAGTAATACCATTATCCAGCATATCCTGGGTAATAGTATTAGTAGTTAAATTAACATCTTGTGAAATAGATCCGCTATCGCCAAACTCTAAATCATAATTACTGGTTACATTATTTAATTCGCAGCAATCACTTACTACTTGGGTATTCCCACTTGTAGTCCAACCATTAGCATTACCTGTCTCAAAATTACTATTGGTTAATAAATTATTTGTCGTTATTTCTTCTGCTGAAATTGTGTGGATTGATACTATCAGCAAAAGTATTGATACGATAAACCGCATAAGCCATTACTCCTATAAATATTATTAACCAAATCATCGTGTGTGCAATTCTGTTGGTTTCTTTTTAGGTAGAATTATTTTTTTTTCTTCTTTAATTCTTTTTAATTCAAGTTTTAGGTATTGTTCATAGGTAGGCATCTTGCCATTATATTTTTCAAATAATATTTTAGTTGCCTCTTTACCAATCTTACCTTCAATCGGACACGGAGTATTTGCAAACGCTGCACTCATTGCGTGGAATATTTCTTCGTTACCACACAACACACTTATAGCTGCAACCTTCATACCCATACCATGCAGAGCTTTTGATAAATTAATTGTTTGACAAACTGGATCGATATAATGTCTGCCAGCTGATACACCTATTGAGAAGTTTTGCACCCCAGCAGATAAAGCTAATGCGCAATTATTCATTGAACCTAAAGATGGCGCAGCAGATGTGTATGGAGCTGATCGAATATTAGATGTTGTGCTGTTCGTAGTTGTACTTGTTGACGTGGCTCCGCTTTCATAAGTTGTAGATCCTCCAGTATAATTACCTTCAATAGCGGTATTAGATCCAGATGTATTTGTTTGATTACCAACAGCTAATGCAACTGTTACCAGAATAAGGGATAGCCATACTATTGCTATTATTATAAATGCTATTCCCTTTATTAACTTCATTTTTTATCATCCTTATTTTTTATTCTAAAATTAATTTTTTAATTGATAATGAGCCATCAATATTAGTTTCAAGCTCGGCTTTAGTTTTGACGCAAGAGTAAATTACATTTGAATTATTTTTAACTTGACGCATCGCCAGGCGTTTCCCTTTGAGGCAGCTGCTTAAATCTTTCTGGATACGAGCCTCGGAGATCTCATTATTAACCAGCATAAGTAAAGCTATAACAACTTGTTCCATTAATTACTCCCATTAGCTCTTACTTTATCTTTTAGATTTTCTAATTGTTCTTTAATTTTTTCTATATCTTTCATGGCGTAAGTTATGTTGACATTGTTATTTCTCATAAGCTCCATCTCTCCTTGGATACTCTCTACCTGGGATGCAATATGCTCTAGGAGCATAAATTGTTCTTGATCTGTTGGGAGTTGCTCTGATTTTTTTAAAAGATCAGCCTGGTGTAATTCTCTACTTGTCTCTAGGCTAGTTAATCTAGCAGTTAATTCGGTATAGCCAATAATTCCTAAACCAACGGCAACGCACAAAGCAATTAAATTCCTTAACGGGAGAGAAATATTAGTGTTGTCGTTTATTTTCATCTGCCTTGACCCTTGTATCTTGTAAGTTTCTTCTGTCTTTTTTCTGATTTATTTAAAGATTTTTTATGTACGCCTGGCCGTTTCTTTGGTTTATCCCTTGGTACAAAGTGAACGAACTTTTGTTTAGCCATTAGAACAAAATCTTTTTAATCCTACTTACTAAACTTGGTTTTATTTCTTCTGTTAAAACTAAAGGTAAATAACTTTGAGCTATCTCCTTGCCAGACTTACCTACTTCTTCTTCTGTTTTTTTACTTCTAGCATCTATTTTATTCGGTCTAAATTTATCTACTAAAACATAACGATAGACATAGTTATCGCATCTAACACCTTCAAATTGAAAGTGTAATGTATCTGGTGGATCTTGATACTGTCCGCCAAAACAATGCGGATCAAAGTCTGATTTAGTTATCATTTTTTACCACCTCTAAATATTTGTGTTCCCTTTATTCCAAAAATACTAGCGCAGACTAAAATCCAAAGATTAGTAAACCATGATGGGAGCGCCTGGAAATGTTCAAAGAATAAATTTATTTTTGCCATAGCTTCTGGATCATCAGACCAGACACCATAAGCCAGAACCAGAATTGGCAATGTAAGAATTAATAAAACTACCTCATCTTTGTAATCGTTTTGACGAGCTTCTAATAATTTACCAGAATATTCTAGCTCTCCACTAGCCATCTTCTCTGCGTGTTTGGCTTGTGCGTTAGCCATCATCATTTTAGTTTCTTGTTTCTTTTTGTAGATATGACTACCAGCATTTACTGCTAATTTAATTGCGCTAAACCACATATTATTTACAACCTCTTACTAATTCCGCCAGGCTTTCACATCTTGAAGTAGTTTGCTTATGCCAAGCACTATCAATCATTTCATCAGCTGCTTTATTATAATCTCCAGCTTCTAAACCTTCCCACATTTTTTTAAATTTCATTACTCTTGGTTTTCCAAGTTGGAAACACATTTCACAAATGACACCTTTAATAGTTTCAGGTACTTCTATTTCTTCCAATAAGTCATTCGCAGATTGTAGAGCTTCGTTAAAATCCAATTCAAAAAGTTTTTCAAGATCTTCTTTAGGATATTCAACACCTTTAATAAAGTCATCGGTAGGTAGAACCAAATGGCCATACCCAACTGTAGCGAAACCCAGGCTATCGGAGTACACAGTATCCCTAAACCCTTCATGTTCTTTAATTCGTTGTTTAACTTCTTCCATGATTTATTTACCTCCTGGATCAAAATTGAGAATTTTGACACCTAATCTTTTTTGCTCGCCAGTTTTACTTCGGTTAATCTTCCAACCATTCTTGCGGTAGTTTTGTGTTTTAACATCATAACCCGTGTACTCCCCCGTCTTTATGTTAAGAACTAATATATCTATTGGCCCCGCACCTATTGGGGTAAAGACTATTAAATTTGGATCCTTTGCAAATTCAGCAGCAGCTAATAGTTCATTAGATAAACCTTTAGCAGCAGTTGTTCTATTTCGTGAAGTAGTAGAGGATTGAGCCAAGTAAACCACCTATCAATATTATTATTGTAGCAGCTCCTTTACCTCTATCCATTGATGCTTTTAATGATTTAATATCTACTCGCATTTCATCGATTGCTTTGAACAAAGTTTTCATTCGTTCTGCGCAAACCTTTTCATGGTAAGATATTCTTATACCATTATGATCCTCTATGTTAGAGTGTTGAGATTTCTTTTTTACCATCACGTTTCCTTTATAGCCTCACAACTAAATTTAGTTGCAAGTCTAAATTCATTTACAGTTTTTTCATCCATGGTGTTTAGATATTTTTTGCTAGCATCAAATGCAGCTAAAGCGCATTCTTTCCATGTGTTAAATCTTAAATTAAATTCTATTGGATCTTTGCATTCGTTTTGTAAAAAAGAGCATACCGATATAAGCAGTATAAACTTCATGGATCAACGAGCATTACAAGGTACTCCATTAGAATTTACGAATGGAGCTTCTGCGAAAGCTAGGTAGATGTATGTTGCACCAGAAGCATTATATTCTCCATTAGTATTTCTCCATTTCCAACCATTTGAAAGAAAATCCATGTGAGCATTACCTGTGTGTTCAAGTGTACTTGCATTTGGTCTTAATTTGTTTCCTATAACATTAGATGTGTCTCTTTTATTATCTGATAAACCCCAATCTTCAGTTCCACTTGATTTTTTCCACATAACAAATGCTGGTTTAAATCCTGTCCAAACGAATGGCCCGTTAGCATTTCCATTTCCTGTGTATTTTCCAAACTTGCTGTAACCAGCTACTTCTGACCAACAATAAGCTATAAATACATTTCCATCTCCATTAACTTGACCATCGCTATCAACAGTAAATACACTTGTTGTTGGAGCAGTATTGTTAAACATTGGATCAGAAACTGCACCATCCGATGTAAAATGTAAATGTGTATTTAAACTAATGTTTGTATTTAACATAGTCCAATTATCTCCTCCACTTGATTTTTTTATTATAATAATTTTTGGAGCAGTAGATAAACCATGTTTTATTGTTTCTCCTGATGTTCCATTTCCAGTATATGCACAAATTGAAAATCCAGCAGTTTGTGATAAACTTCCTGAACTATCTAAATCTCCTATTGATGTTGCACTTGCGTCATTGGTAAATGATGTTCCAGCTTTCCAGCACCAAGCTACATAATTTTTTGAATAATTAACAAGGTTTGCATAACTACCACCACTATCACCATCATCAGTTCCTAATGTAAAACCATCACTATCAAAGGATTTAACTCCTGTTGTATGTGTACCTTCTCCTATAGTTTGAGAGGTATATAACATTTTTGTATTTCCTCTGACACTATCTGTTAAAGAATGATCGTAACCAGCATCTCCTCTTTGCTTAATCCAAAGAAAATCAGGTTGCATATTTTCATCACCATCTAAAGTTATTGAATGATTATCACTATCATTTCCAGTATAGAGCTTTGTCTGGAAATATAATTCTGGATTGTCTATTGTTGTATAAGCTGCCATTTATCCTCCATCACTTCCTAAATTTTTTGTGCATATCGCAAGGTACCCCGAAGGTACGGAATGCTCGAAGGAGCCGTATCCGTTAGCATCGCTGTTGCTTGATGAAATTGTAAATGATGGAGAGCCAAAGTTTGCAAACCAATTACCTCTTGTACTTCCACCCCAGTCCATAGCTGTCATAAAATAAACACCTAAATCTGTGTCATCTGGATCAGTTATTGAAATACCATTTGTTCCACTTGATGGATTTCCAGTACCAGTACCATTACTTATATATGTTCCGTTTTTGTGCATATACAATTTACTGTTATTACAATCCAAAGCTATTCCTATAATATCGTTTGCAGCTATAGTTCCAACACTTGTAACAATATTGGAACCACCTGATCTAATATTTCCAGCACTAGCAGTAAAATACCAAGAATATTGCTGTGTTTGAGAACTTAAAGCATCACCAGAAGCACCAAGTTTAGCAAATATACCAATATTACCATCTCCCATATTGGCATTTGCTTTAAACTCTGCATACCATTTTCCTTTATTGACACCTATTGTAGTTCCATAAGGATTATAAACAGAACCAGAATTAACGACTGCAAGATTACCTTCTGAAAAAGTTGTATTTACTGCCTGAGTTTCTGCACCAAATAATGGATTAAAAGTACAAAAATTATTAGTCGGTGTATCTGTGCTTTGATCTATTGCAGCTATATTAACTTCTGTAAAATCTGTTCCACCATTTGCGTCATTTCCTAAATTACTACTATCTTCAAAATCTAAATAAAATCCATTTGTGCCAAATGTTAAACCAGATACATTTTTCGGTTTCCATATTGTCGGACTATCTTCATCAAATTCTCCGAATGAAGTTACAGCTTCTTGAGTACCATCGACATAAACTATTTCTGCAATATATCCATCAAAAAAATGAACTGCAGCATTGGTAAATTCTAAAAGCTCTACATCACTTTCGTTTACATGAATGTCATCATCTTCTGCTGGATAAGTTTCAGTTGCAAAAGATGTTTCTTGAATTCCATTAATATATATTTTTACTCTATTAGCAGCAGTACCTTGCTCTGTATCTACTGCAACTACGATTGAATACCATGCTGAAAAATCTCTAAACATACGATTTGTTTTAAGATCCATAGCAGTTGTTCCATCTCCACTTTTTGTTGCATTAACTCTTAATTTATCGCCAAAAAAACCAACATAAAATCTATTTGAATTACCATTAAAATTAAAAATCATGTGCATATCACTTTCTTCATCTAATGAAGCTCTTTTTACCCAACAAGAAAAAGTAAATTTTCTTCTGCTAGTTGGAGTTCCATTTGTTTTATGAAGTCTTGGACTATCGTTTTCATTAACTCTTAATGAGTTGGCTACTTCATAACCACCTCCTAATGCTGATGCTACATTACCTGGTAAAATTAATGGCATTAACTCTCCAATGTTGGAAGTTCGCCTAATGGTCTAGTAACTGATCCATCCTCTTGCTTTGTATAAGTATATAAAGTTTCAAGAGCTGGTGTATCACTAGCATTAGTAATAGCTGTTTCCATTTCAGCAGCTTTGGTTCTTACTGCTGCTCTATGAGTAGTGATTGAACTTGGTACAGCTGTTCCAGCATCTGCTTTTCTAGTTATGTACCAATCTGTATTTTGTAACTCTCCAGCAGCTTGAGATTTAATTGTTCTAATTAATTGTGTTTTTAATCCTTCTGTTTTAACATCTCCAACATCTTTACCATCTGGTATTAAACCATCTGTTTTATCTTGTGATGTCCATAAAGTATCTGCATGAGCTTTAGCTGTAGCTGAACCATAACTTGCTGTAATTTTTCCACCAGCAAAAGCAAATGATTGATTGGTATTGATATACCATTGTTCATCTTTTTTATTAGAATTATCAAATTCTACTTCATAAATACCTTTAGCTTCTAGTTCAGACTTACTCCATAATTCAAATATTTTTCTTGAATGACGAGTATCGCCAATAACCATACCTTTTGGTTTATTTATTATTTTTGTTATTGATCCTGATTCTACTAATCCCCACATATTATCTCCTATTAACTTTCACTTAAATTCATTGTTCTTCCAACCTCTTGCCAAACAGCATTGTTGTAACGGAAAATATGGATGTCAGTTTTTCCATCTGATGCTGTTTCAGTTGGTTCTGTTGATGCAGCAAATTCAAATACTGTGTTCCAACCAATACTATGAGAACCATTGTAATTAATTTCTAAACAAATAAATGCACCTTCAACTGCATTACTTGGAGCAGAGAAAGTCGTATTTTCAGTTGTTAAATGATATGCGTTTGGTTTAGCTTGTGCATCCCAAGCAACTGCATTTGAAGATGATGTAATTGCTTGTTGAGGAATATAAGCCATATCATTAAATTTAATTGCTCCAGTTCCATTAGTAGTAATATCTATATCGCCATTTGCTCCATCAGTTATAACTATTGATCCAGAGTTTGTGCTAGAGTTAGTATCAAGTTTTAAATCATAAGCACCATTAGATGATATATGACCAATTTCTGATCCTCCGCCAACACTAACTAAATCTGTTTTAAGAACTACATTTCCAGTTCCATGCGGATTTATATCTACATCAGCGTTTGATGCTGAAGTTATATCATTTCCATTAATATCTAAATCTCCACCAAGTTGAGGAGAAGTATCATCAACAAGATCAGACATATCTCCAGATCCATCAGCACCTGATTGAGTAAAGTGAACTCCTACTCCATCGCCATCAGATAAAGTTCCACTACTTACGATATGAGTAACGGCAACCTTGCTATATCCTGAAGCATCAGTAACGCTACCGCTTACTTTGAATAATGCAAATGTAGATGCTGTTCCTTCTTTTTCAATTCTAACAAAACCTCTAGCAACAGAATTTGAAGCATCATCCCAAGATTGAACGAAAGTAGAAATATCTGCTCCAGCATCATCTACATCATCAAGATATAAAACAGTAGCACTAGAAATCGTGCCATTGTTTGCTGAAATTTTACCAGCTCCTTGATCTGCATCTGTTGTTGTAGTTTCCCAAGTCATAGCCAAACCAGCTACACCTTGATTTCCTAAACTTCCAGTCGAACCAGTATCACCTTTTAATCCAGTTCTTGTAAAGTGAACTGATAACTCGTCTGCTGCTGAAAAAGTATTATTAGATGCTAAATGAGCAACTGTAATTTTATTGTAGCCACTTTCATCACTAACAGCTGCGGTTATTTTAAATCTTGCATAAGTCGTGCTGTCGTTAATATCTACAATGTGTAAAAAACCTTTAATTGTTGAAGTTGAAGATCCCCAAGTTGCGGTATCTGCTTGTGTTGATACTGAATTTTGGTCAACATCATCAATATAAATTTCTGTAGCAGATGCGTAAGTTCCGTTATTAAAAGCTATCTCTCCAGCTCCAGGATCAGCGTCAGATGTACCCGTATCAAATTTATAATAATAACCAGGTATTGCTCCATCTTCTCCACTAGGTACAAAAGATAAAAATACCTTATCATCATTTGCTATACTTCCAGAACCATCAATATAAGTTAAAGCTAATTTTGTATAACCAGAGGCATCTGTAACAGCTCCAGAAATTTTCCAAACGTGCCATACATCTAATGTGTTAGATTTTGTAACTCTTATTCTTCCTCTATTAGTAGCATTGCCAGTTACATCATCAAAACTTTGAACCCAGCTAGACACGTCAGTTCCATTAGCTTCGTTGTCATCCACATAAGCAATAGTCGCAGATGAAAGAGTTGCGTTGTTAAATCTGATATATCCTGATCCAGGATCACTATCTGTTGTAGTTGTTGAATATGTAAATTGTGCTGCGTCTCCACCCGCTGGTAAGAAATCTGAAACTGTTGTTAAGTTACCATCGCTATCAAATCCTAAAGTTTTACTAGCTCTGTCTGTTGCAGATGTAGTAAATTCAGCTGAAGTAATAGTATTGGTTCTTGAAACTTTAAATGATCTATCTAATTCTTCTTGTAACTCTTGGTTTTGCATTTGAAGTTTATCCAAAGCGTCTTCGTGAGTTTCAGCTGGAAAAGGATCATTTGCAACATAATCTGTTTCTTGGGTTAAAGTTGTGTTTCTTAAAATAACCAAAGTTGTACCAGATGCGGGAGCCGTAACCATTGTTACTGTTCCACCACTAGATCCATTATCAGCTATACCATAGTTAGTTGATCCAGTACCTTCAGATTTAATTGTCTCTGTTCCAGTAGCAGATCTCTCAATTACTGTAATTTCAGATGTTGTATTAATAGGAAATGTGTAGGCAAACGCAGTTGTGCTACCATTACCACTATACGAATTTTTAATAGTCGTTGTGCTTATCGTCATAATTTTTATATTTGGGTTGTGAAAAAGATAATTGTAGGCATGAAAATCCTACACTATGTTTTTCTTTATTTAAAAAAGTCTCTATTGTCTATAACTAATTTGGTGTAATTTCGCCTGGAGACCACCAATAATCTTGTCCAGTACGATTTTTTAAGTTTCTTTCCCTTCTTCTATTATCTGCGTCAAAATCTGGGTTAATTAACCTTTCGAGTGTATCCATAATTAATCTTTCAAAGACTAATCTTGTGTACCAAAGTGTTGAACCAGGAGTGTATCTTTGTACGAATGCCGCAAATTCTTTACCCGCATTAGTTTTTTCCCCAGAAGCTAGCTGCATAACATTACCAATAGTTAATTGTATTGCATCGTGTAAGAAACCCACAACTGGCCCCGCTGCTGTTTTTTGTAAAGAACCACCATATCTGTTTTGATCTGCAAATAAAAAATCTCCAAATATTCCTAATCCACCTCCATAAACTAATGAATTAAGCCAGTATCTAACTCCCATATCTTCTGGTTTAGTAGGAGTTTTACCAGCTGCTATTTGTTTTAATTCATAAGCTAAAGCACCCATAACACCACCCGATATAATCATTGGCACTAAATATTTTGCTTTACCTTTTAAACCTACTTGCTGAAACCCTCTAGCCAAATGAGTAAAACCTAATGTAATTGCAAAGTTTTTATACATTAAAGCTGATTTCATAAACTCTCCAGGTACAGTACCCGCTTTGGTACTACCCGCTAAAATTGTTCTACCTTTTGCAGATGCAGTAGGTACAGCAAAGTTAGTTTCAGAAGTTACAAAATTCATTAATCTTGTTACTAAATCTTCTCTAATATCTGGATCTAAATCTGCTCTTGCGTGAATATCATCGGGTCTTAAAAATGTAACACCTTTCCCAGCCATAGAAGGTTCATCAATACCCGCATCATATAATTTAGTTTTTCTAATTATTTCCCAGGCTTCATCATCTATACCATATTTACTTAATGCTTTTTGTAGATCTGGATTTAATTTATTAAAAACTTTACCACTTTCATCTGCAAGTGTTCCTAATACAGACATACCAAAACCCCACTTACCAGATTGAGTTAAATGAGATAATCCAGAACCTCTTAAAATAACATCTGAAATTCTTTTTGCTAGCATTGGTGTATCAATGTCATCTAAATATCTTGCTTGAACTCCAGCTACTGTTGATTGCATTTCAGCAATTAATCCTAATCTCATAGCAACTCTGCTTAATGAACTATCTTTTTTAATACCATCGTACAATAATTTAGTAGCCATCTTATTAGCTTTAAAAGCTGGTAAACCATTAAATTTAGATGTTATTCTTGACCAGTTAAAATCTGAAAGAGCCATAATACTTGCTCCTCCTAATTGTGCAGAAGTTAATATTTGTCTTAAACCAGCAAACGTATTACCAAAAAAAGCATTAACTGGCTGATTTAAAGTTCCCTTGTGATAAGCATATAAATTATTAATACTTTCAGTTATTGCATTTGCTCTATCTTGTTCAGTTCCAGGTATTGTTTTTTTTCTTTTAAATTTACCTTGTGCTTCTGCTGCTGTATCTAGTGTTGCTTGTTTTTTAATTGTTTGTAATAAAAATGAGTGTGTTGCATCTGGGTTTGGCCCCAATGTTTTTAATAAAGCTATATCTCTACTCATTCCGTTAATATGTTCCATCATAGTTACAAATGGATCTGGATTACCAAATCTTGTTTGATATTCCATCCAGGCATCTGCATTTTTAAAAGCTAAAAATCTGTGATCGGTTCTTCTATTAGCAAAAGTTTTTCCATAAGAATTTGTGCCAGGTTTAAATGTTGCCATACCTTCTGTTGTAATGTTATCGTAAACTTGACTTAATGCTTTTTGAATACTTTTATCTGTAAATGGTAAACCCGTACTTTCATCTGTCATTTTATCAATATCTAGTTTTGGTAAAACATAATCAATCCAATCTTGTTTAGTTACAGATCTAACTGATAATGTGTCGTGTATTTGTGGTAATCCCCAATTTAATCTTGTTAAAATTCTACCACCAAAGCTATTGTATCTTTTTCTTAAATGTTCAGCAGTTTTTTTCCAGGCTTCAGCTAATTGTTTGGCATTTTGATTACCAGTATTTTCTCCCATCAATTCTCTAATCATTAATTTAAGATTAGTTTTTTGTAATTTAGTTTGTCTGCCACCTATTTTATAAGCAAGCTGATCTAAAACTTCATTCATTAATGCGTGAGCTTTACCTCTTTCCATATCAACCAATCTTTCAATACTAAATTCAGTTGAATAATTATCGTGTGCATACATAGATCTAACTGCATTAGGTATATCTGTTTCGCCTTTACTATTTCTATAATTTAATAATCTATCCTGGATTTGATCCATTACTTTTCTTTGTAGTAATGTAGATCTTAATTTTTCTGCACTATCTATTTTTAATTGATCGTAAGTTTTTTTAGCAGCAGCTCTTTGAGCTTGTGATCTATCTAAACCTTTTTTAAATTGAAAGTAATCCTCTAGCTCATTTAACATATC